GGGTAAACTAACGACATTTTTGTTTGGTAGAAAAATTACAATCAAAGGTTTAACCCAAACAAAGTTGTTTAACTATATGCTTCAAAATTTGGAAACTGAATTTAATACAAGTTTGTTGTCTGAGTTGAACAAACGGTTAGAACATAAAAAAACAAAACTAATCCTTTACACTTATGACTCTTTCCTGTTTGATTATTCAATTTCGGACGGAAAAGAAACTTTAAATGAAATAATCCAAGTATTTGATGGAATACCCTTTCACGTTAAAGCAGGAAAAAATTATCACGAATTAAAACAAATAAAATTATGAAAAAATTAGAATTGAAAAGCGCAGTAATTAATCACATTATAAATGCGTCACTAAGTGAAACATCATATATAGATGATGTTATTGCCGGGATTGGCATAGATGCTGTTCCAGATTATTTGCACCATTCATTGGCTATCGCAGCCGCCGGTCATATATTGAAAGCCTCCGGACAAGTTCTTGTGGAAATTGCAAATGAAACATCGGGCGTAGATATATATAAATCAGATGTGGATACAATAGGATTTGAACAAGCAGTATTTGTTTATCGGAAAAAATAATTAAATGATGAATTATTTCCTAATCTTTTGTTAATGGACTTGACTTTCTGAAAAAAATTACTTATATTTGTAAATAACGATTTTAACTCCCTTAAAGGGAAATTTTACTTACTTTTTTAACCAATTTAAACCACTTAGGAAAACTTATGCAAAAACCAACAGGACTTGATTTAATTAAACAAAAACTTGCAGAACTTAACAAACAAGCACAAAAACCTTCAAATTCAGGAGGCGGAGGTAACAACGTTTTTTGGAAACCCGGACAAACCAAAGACGACAAAGGAAATTCGTTAACTGATCAGATTCGAATTCTGCCAAACCCTTATACCGAAGAAGGTTATCCATTTGCAGAACTTTACTTTTATTATGATTTTGGAAAAACATGGATTTCGCCAACTTGCTTTCAAAAACATGACCCAATTGTTGAATATTGTAACGGACTAACTTCTGGTGGAAAACTTTCAAAAGAAGAATATGTCACTAAGATGCAGATTAAACGTAAATTAATGCCAAAGGATCGCGTTTACGTTCCAGTTTTGGTTCGAGGTCAAGAAAGTGATGGTGTTAAATTTTGGGGCTTTTCAAAGACAATTTTCAATCAAATTTTGGAAATTATGGCGGACGATGATTATGGTGATATTACCAGTTTGAAGACTGGTCGCGATATGACTGTCAAATATACTCCGCCATCAAAAGAGGGAGAATTTGGTAAGACGACTATTGTGGTTAAACCAAATCAAACCGTAGCAACAGATGATCCGGAAGTTTTGGATAAAATCAAAAATATGCCAAATGTGGCTGAATTGTTCACTTGTCCAACTGAACAAGAACTTGAAGACGCACTTGCTAAGTATTTGAAGGTTGAACCAGAAGTTAAACAAACTCCTTCAAATCCTAACAATGTTCGTACAAATCACGCTGCTACAAACGAAGGTTTTGATATGACAAACTTCCAAGTTCCGGGTTCTGAACCTAAACAACCTACTTCACAAGTTGATGTTTCTGATATTGAAAAACAATTTGAAGATTTGTTGAACAGTAAATAATTGTTTGTTTGTGTATTTAATGGGGAATCAGCCTCAAAAACTGGTTCCCTTATTTTTTAAATCCCTTTTTAAATGAAAACTTAATGGCGAAAAAAACTACTGAAAAACCTACGAAGATAGAAAGAATTGATGATTTAGCGTCTGATGTACTTTCGATTATAAATAAAAAATTTAAGGAATATCCTAACGCTGCTGAATTTTTATCGGCAGCGAATATGATTCAAAGTTGGTGTCCCACTGGATGTGATATTTTAGATTTATCAATTTCAAATAGACCTCATGGCGGATTAGGATTTGGGACGGTTGTGGAATTAAGTGGTTTAGAAGGCAGCGGCAAAAGTTTGTTAGCAGCGCACATATTAACTGAATGTCAAAAAATGGGGGGCCTTGCGGTTCTATTCGATACCGAAAAGGCAGTCGGTATGCTTGATTTTTACGTTTCAGTCGGGTTAGACCCTGAAAAGGTTATTTACACTGATAAACTTCGTGCATTAGAAGAAATTTATGAAGCAGTAGAAATGATTATTGAAAAAACAATTGCTTCTGATAAAGATAAACCAGTTGTTATTGTAATTGATTCAGTTATGGGTGCAAGTACATTGGCTGAATTGGAAGCAGATTACGAAAAGGATGGTTACGCAACTACCAAAGCAATTGTTAACTCAAAGGCAATGCGAAAAATCCCGTCATTAATTGCTGGTAGAAAAATTTTGTTGGTGTTGATTAATCAACTTCGTGCTAACATGAATGCTATTGGTTTCGGCGCTGATAAATGGTCAACCTCGGGGGGCCAAGCAATTCCCTTCACTGCATCTACTCGTTTGAGATTGTCAAAATTAGGACAAATCAAAGGTAAAATTAACGGGATTGATACTGCAATTGGTGAACGTATTCAGGTTCAGGTTGTTAAAAATAGATTGGGGCCGCCTCGTAGGAAAATAACCTTTGATGTTCGTTACGATAGTGGTATTGACAATTATGGAAGTTGGTTGACTTGTTTGAAAGAATTGGGAGCCATTGGTCAAAGCGGTTCAAGTTATACATATAAATTTGTAGATGAAGAAACGGGTGAAGAAATTACAAAAAAATTCCAATCCAAAGATTTCAAGGCCTTATTGACTGAAAATCCGGAATTAAAGGAACGAATTTATAAACAAATTTGTGATGAATATATTATGAAATATGATACAGGTGAAGATGAAGAAGAATTGGGAATTGACGACATTGAACTTGAAGTAACAAACGAAGATTGATATATGAAATTAAATAATTTAATTGATTTTTTACATCAAGTGCCTGATCAATACTTGAATTACGATGTTGTTTTTTCTGAATTTTCAGATGTTGATGATACCGAATTAACAGTTCGTTTAGATAAACCTTTGGTTGGATTTTTCTGCGATGAGAATACCCAAGAAATTGTATTTTTAGATAACGAAAATATGGATTATTATGAAAAAAGAATTTGACGTACTTGTAAATTCTCACCATCTTGAAAATGGGAATTGGAAACTTACAATTTCACTTGAAAGTGAATTTTTGGATTCTGAATTACCATCGGATTTCAAAAGTGAATATATAATTGATGATGAACAAAAACGTAAACGATTTATAGAAATGGTTTATAACTTTCTCAAAAATAATTTAGAAAAAGATGCTTAACTTAGTTCGAATTTTATGGAGTAGTATATTTCTGGTTACTGTATTGTGGGTGATCGGAACAATTGGTAAATTAATATCCGAGTTTAGTTCGACAGCACATTCATTTGTTGCTTGGCTTGCTAAAATAGGATTTGTCGTGGTTGCGATTGGTTTGTTGGTAATACTTGGTTGGTTAGTATTTTCTTTGATAAATCCTGATAATAAAAATTCGATAACACGGTTTTTTGAATGAATAAAACCAGAAATGATAGAGTCTTAATAATCGACTCATTGAATTCTTACATGAGAATTTTCTCTTCAATGTCCGACATTTCAGAAAGAGGTGATTATATTGGGGGGATACTTGGATTTTTACGTTCAATTGGAAGTAACATTCGAGATTTCAAACCAACGAGATGTATCTTAGTTTGGGATGGAAGTGGAGGTTCACAACGACGTAAAAAAGTGTTTCCTGAATACAAGGCCAACCGTAATGGTTCAAGTGGTTTGAGGAAGGATTTATTTTCAAGTGTAGAGGAAGAAAAACAGGTCATGCGAACGCAGATGGCTCAAATATTCAAGTATTTTGAAAATTTACCAGTCGAAGTTTATTGTGTTCCGAACGTTGAAGCAGATGATGTAATTGCGTATATGACTATGCAATATTTCAAACCCTTGGATTCAAAGGTTCGAATTGTAAGTACGGACAGAGACTTTTTACAGTTAGTTAGTCCGAACGTTGAAATTTATTCACCTGTCAAAAAGAAACTTTATACAAATGAAAATTTCTATCAGGAGTTGAACCTTACGCCGGAAGAATATTTAACGTTTAGGGTAGTAACGGGCGATGTAAGTGATAACATTGACGGAGTTCCGGGAATTGGATTAAAAACGTTACTTAAATCGTTTCCACAACCAACTTCCATTCAAAGGTTAATTGAAGAAAGTAAACAAAAAATTCAAGAAGAAAAGAAACCAAAACAAATATTCAAAAACATAGTTGAAAACGAACAATTACTTGAACGAAATTATTATTTGATGCAATTACAGGAAACTGATATTTCCGGTGCAACTAAGATAAATTTGT